TTGTTTGTGGATAAAGTTCCAGAAACAAATATGTAATCTAAAGCGTTCATTGCGTTTGTAGCATTTACAGTCGCATCTCCCGTAGTATTGTCTAAAACGGATGAAACATTAAGTGATTGTGAAGAGGTAGCACCAGCCCCATGACCTATTTGTGTGTCGGTTCGTTGGCTTATACCGTAAACTATTTTAGCGGCCTGTTGCTTAGTCAACGTAACAGGTGACGTACCATTCTTTGCCGCAATCTCATCTACATTAAGTACACTGGTCATACGATACTCCAATATCCTTTAACAGTGACGGTTGCGTTCTGTGTGATTGGCCCAGCCGATACTCCATTCTCACCTGCATCAATAGTAATGTTTGCAGAGATAGTCTGACCATTCAAACGGATGATACTGTTGTTGCCCTTGAACGGGTAGCGGTTATCCGATTCAGTCTTGGTGTAACTATTAGCAATGCTGAACGTATCATACGATACCATCTCAACGATGTCATTCAGAGATGCCCCTGTGACCAGCACAACACTTGTGCCTGTCGTAGCAGCGTAGTCAGTACCCGGCTTGAGTAGCACACCATTCTGATACACGTCTAAGTACAAGCTATCCTGATAGGTTAGTGTCTTACTGTCTGCGTCACTACCACTAAAGCTAGTCTGACCAGCAGTAGCTTGGTAGACAAAACGGTTGCGAACACCGAACTCTGGGGATTTTCCTATGTATGGCATTATGCAAGGTCTCCACTTTGAATAACTGTATGAGCCATGTCAGCAACACCCCCAATACCAGGGTTATAAATCATCCCAGCCATAACTGAAGCAGTATCACGCACAGGATTGTTAAGGCCCGTTCTTGATATGTTAGTATATGGTGTGCAGACAACGGCTGTATCCGCACTACTCATTGCGTTGATAAGCGCATAAGTATAATCGCCTGTTCCATTGTCCGTTCCAGAACTCACATTTTGTGAATGTGCTATAACAGCGGCATTACTGCCTTTGGCATATCCTTTTGTAGCACCCCCACCAGCACCACTAACAGTGCCAGTAAATGCAAATGTATCTGCAAGGTTAATACCGTCAGCTTGTGTTTTTGTCAGTGCCATTTATCTGCTCCAAAAAGGGATGACCCCTACGCTTATGCGTAAGGGCTATCACCAAGTACGTCTGTATCCCAAGCTGCCTTAAGACCTGCAATGTTAGATGCTGAAGCAATAGCTGAGTCAGCAGGTGCATCACGAAGCGCATCTTTTGCAGTAGCAATAGCAGTTGTGCTTGCCCCTGTTTCCAGTGCCTTCATCAGTTCTACGTCCTTTGCTTCAAGCAGAGGCGCACGTACTTCACGGATTTTGTCCTTGAAGATTTCTTTGGCTGCGTCCATATCTTCTGTGATAACACTGCCACTTAATGACCATGCACCACGAAAGTGACGGTCAGAAGGAACGGTAGCTGTAGAAGCATCAATCTGATTCCCGTCCTTGTCTACGATGTATGTTGTTGCCATTAGGTATCTCCCTCTTAGGCTGCTAAATCAGTGACGGTTAGTTCTTCAGTTATCTTCCAAGCATTGCGCCACTCCCTAGTGCTTGGTAACTGTTCCTTGCGGCAAATAACCATCTTGGGTTTGTTGCCAGTATCCCAGTTCTGCCACACTGATTGTGGGCAGTCCTTCATAATTAGGTACTCAATAGCCTGTTCTTCAGTCATAGCATCCACTGGCTGTGTCTCATGCAACAGATAGCCACGAGTGTGTTTCTTGAAGTCTTCCTGCGCCTCGTCTTTGGCAAGTTCGTGATACACCCAGACCGGGGGCAGGATACCACCTTGTAGTGCTGCCGCCATCCAGTTCGGGTCAGGCACAAGTATCTTAGCGCACTCATCAATGCTGTCCTCATACACAACACGATAGTCTGACTGATAGCCTTCTAGGTTTTCTTTTGCCCAGCACAGTCTATCCCATAGATGTGTGCCTTGAAATGATGGTGTTTGCATTATGCTAAGTCTCCAGTAATTGTTCCATAATTACCTGTATCAATCAATGTATTATCATGTTGTCTAGCTTCAAAACGGTCAGTTGATGTGCCTCTTGCTTGACTACCACAGAAGGCTGTGCTGTTAGCCATTAAACTCCTAGCGTGAGCATCAGAGGCAAATGCGTTGGTGTAGTTAATTGTAAAGTCACCTGTCTGACTGTCCGTGACACTACTTATATTAAAACTAACTGATATAACAGGAGTTGCTTGTAGGTATTGAATGTAAGCCTTTGCCGCACCTTCAACAACGTACTGCGTATCAAGTGACCCAGCGGTGCTGTGTTCTATTTGGTCTGCTACAATCTTGCCAGCCATTATGCGAGGTCTCCGTAAACTGATGAATTAACAAATTCCATATCATCAACTGCCAAAGTATCTGGTCTTAAACAAATGATGCCGTGTGAAGATGTTGCAAAGCTACTGTCTTGGGATGTTCCGCAAGCGCATATTCTAGGATAAGTTTTAGCACTATCCCCAGCATTTACAGAAACCGAATAATCATCGTTGTTCATGCTATTGGTAAAATTAATAGTGTAATCCCCAGTGCCTTGGTCTGTCGCAGAACCAACATTAAAACTATCTCGCAATGCAATAGTACCTGTGCCATTAAAATTTGACCAACACTTCGCTAGACCCTGTTGCAAGTTAGTGGTCGTGCTATTACCTTCACCTGTCACAAGAATAGACCCAGCAGTGGTCTTGCCAGTGAGTTTGTCTGTAATCACCGTACTCATGCTAGGTCTCCGTGTGTTACAAAGTGCGTTCTAGTATCTTCATTGGTTCTATTATTAGACGAATTTACATAGGCTGTTTCAAAGTCAAAGCCAGAAGAAGCTTGTGTCCCATCAGTCACTGTGCAATCCTTTACAACAGAAACCGCACCATTGTCATGGCAACCTGGCGAAATAGCGTAGTTTGCCGCACTCATAGCTGATGTAAAGTTTACCCCACCATCACCTGTTCCATCGTCATCCAAAGATGATACATTCACGCTTTTCAAAATTGAACCTAGCCCGTCTGCCGCATCTATATACATTTTGGCAGCCTCTTGCCTTGTCAGCGTAACAGGGCTAGTGCCGTCTGAGGCTACGATTGTATCTGCTTTTAATGTACTCATAGCGTCACCAATGTCCCACCGCTTTCAACGGTTAATGTAACACCAGAGGCCACAGTAAGTGGGCCAGTAACATTGGCGTTCTCTGTTGCGAGGATGGTTGTGTTAGATGCAAGGGATTGTGCATTGGTACGGAAGATGCCGCTTGCTTTGAAGTTACCCTTGTTTTCTGCGGCAGGTGTTACAGACGCTGCCGACACACCCATATAAATTACAAAGATATTACCTGTTCCGCTTGACGGTGCTGCAGTAAAGGTAAGTGTTGTACCGTCTGGCACAGTAAACGCATCAACACTTTCCTGTATAACACCATCCACAGATACCAGAATATCTTCCTGAGTTACTGTGTGACCCAGAGTAAACGTGGTTGTAGACCCGTTACCGTTAAACTCTTCGGTAGCAGGTCTAGCCTGAAAACTTGCAGTGATAGGATTACCAATTAAAGGCATTATCTATTCCTTATGAACTGATGGTGTCAACTACAGAGACCCAAACATCTGCGCTGCTTGCGGTATCAGACTGTACCTTTAGTACGTCACTTGCTTGCATTACAACCTTTGCTCCACCATCAAGCACCTGCAAAGCTGACCCTGCAGGTATAGGTGCATCCTTAACAATGTAGTAGTCGTTAGACCCATCGTTAATAAACACATCCATGTTGATTTGGGAAGTTGTAACATTAGCAATATTGATACCTATAAGCGCATCATCGGAATTAGCGGTACGCATAGTTACTGCGGCTGTACCAACATTCCTTGCAATGTTTCTTTCAAAATCCTGTGCCATGATTTCTCCTAATTAATTAAGTATAATTATATCATACTTATATACGTGTGTCAAGTGCTAAAGCGCAATTGCCATAGCCACTGCGAAACCAGCAGTAGCACCACCTGAAGATGGTAGGTTAGTTAGTTGTGATGCATCCACTGCTGGCAGTCTAGCCGAACCATCAAGTACAACTACATTACCTGCTGATGTACCTGTGTTTGCAACTGCTGCTGTACCCAGACCAAGTGTACTGCGTTGTGCTGTTGCATCTGCATCATCTAGCAGTGCTTTACCTGCCGCTGTTAGGTCGTACACTGCTGCTGTACCAGAACCAGTAAACTGAATACCTTTATCTGCTGCAGAAGTTAAACCTGCAATTGCTTGTAACTCTGCATCCAAACGTGCATTTGCAATCGTACCAGTAAGCTGGGTAGCTACAATAGACTTGTTGGTAAGCGTCTGTGTTGCTGTTGTACCCACAATCTCCTGATTACCGCCAGCAGGTAATGTCAAGGTGTTGGTTACAGAAGCAGAGTGAGGTTGCGCTATAACTGTTTGACCGTGCGAGTTAGACTCACAGTTAAATACTACAGCACCCGGATTAGTATTACCCCTGACAACAACTGTTCCTGTACCGTGTGGTGCAAGGTCTAGGGTAGCATTAGAAGTTGTTACAATGTCATTACCGTTAGTATCTAAGTCACCGCCAAGCTGTGGTGTGGTATCGCCAACAACATCGGTTAGTCCACCACTAGCTGCTATAAGATTAGTAACAGCTACTTTTCTTAGTGCTGTTGCAGAATTGTCATAAAGAAGAACTAAATCGTTAGTTGTGTCTATAGACGTTTCTGCAGTTTGGCCTGTGATTACTGTAGCGTCTACATTCAAAGTAGCTGAACCAGAAGTTGCACCACCTGATAAACCGTCACCAGCAACTACGGCTGTAATATCACCAGTAGGAACAGTAGCAACCTGCGCATCAACATACGCTTTAATAGACTGTTGCGTTGCTAACTGAGTGTCACTATCTGAAGACATATTATCTTCGTCCAGCACAGCAGTACCGCTTACTGCAGTATTTAGTACAGGAGAAGTTAGCGTTTTGTTAGTCAGCGTTTGTGAGCCTGTAAGAGTGGTGACAGTGCTATCTATTGCAAAGGTCACATCATTACTAGAACCAGTAGTGTCAATGCCTGTGCCGCCTGTAAAGGTCATCGTTTCACTATCTAAATCAATAGACAGTGCGCCACCTGAATCAGCCTGAAAATCTAAGTCTTGGGCAGTAACTTGAGAGTCTACGTAGGCTTTAATTGACTGCTGTGTTGCCAACTGAGTATTGCTATCAGATGCCATGTTGTCTTCGTCAAGAATAGCCGTGCCACTGACACCTGTATTTAGTACAGGACTTGTGAGTGTTTTATTTGTGAGGGTTTGCGTACCTGCAAGAGTAGTAACCGTGCTGTCAATAGCAATAGTAAGAGTTTGACCAGAACCACTTGTGTCAACACCTGTACCACCAGCAATAGTGAATGTTTGGCTGTCAAGGTCTACAGAC